TTATCTTGCCATTGGGCTACGTTTATATTTAAGAAGTCCACCTAGCTGATATGATAAAGGTTGTTGACCAATAGACCCACCTACATTATATTGCATTACTGGGCCTCCCATATTATATGGTAAAGCATTTGATACTCCTCCTGGAGCCATACCACCCATTTGCATACCTAATAAATCACGCCATCCGCGTTTTTCAGATTGAGGTTCTTCTTCCGAAAAATAATTATCTATCATTGACGCAGGTATAGAGTCTTGTGGTGCAGTTGCCATTTTTACCATTGCTCTATGTTGAGCAGTTCTTCTTGCAAGAGTTGGTTGAGACTTAACAGACTCACCTAAGTAGTACCTCAAGCCTTCTCCCTCACCAACTTCTGATGCTGGAACACTCATTATTTGTTGAAATTCTCCTTCAGGAGTCATTTTCGCAGAATAAGGACTAGCTCCTTCAATAATACCACCAGGTTGATATCCCCTTGTCTCCATATATTCAGGTGAATTTAAATTTAGATTATCGAATGATGGAGACATAATTGTTTTTAATATATCGCTTATATTAGTATCGGAAGAATCTTGGAAGTCTGTATTTGGTTCATTTCTAACTTCTGCAAGTACAGATGGAAATTCTTCTAAGCTTGAAGAAAAACTTTCTCTAGGGTCTTGTTTACGGCCAAGCAATTTACTTAAAATACCTTTCTTTGGCATTGCATTTCTCATTTTAGCATCTTGTAAGGAAGATTCAAAATCTCGACCTATACTTAAATTCCTTCCTGGCATAAGGCTACGTCTTTGTAGAGCACTTCCTCCAGATTGCATGCCACCAGAAAAAGCTCCAGCTAATAATTGTTGTCCCCAATCTTGAGCATCAGTACCTTGTATAGCGCTGAAATTAGGATTACTTAATCCAAATCCACTATATGCCCCACCTTGAAGAGCATCTCTCATTGCTAATCCTTGTTCACTTCCTAGATTTTCAAAACTAGTTTGGTCTTGCATATGTTCTAATGGATTAAATCCTCCAGATGTTATTGATGAACCAAGATGAGGCTTCTCTCCTGTCATATTTAAAATAGAACTATCTCCCCCAAATGATTGCTTAAAACTTTCTCTTTCTCCAGGATTCATATAATCCTGAAATTTACTTTGTAAAGATTGCCCAAATTGACTACCTAAAGCTAAGTCACTTAATTTACCAGCGGCTTCTCCTTTTAAACCTGAAACAAAATCTCCAGCGGCCGCTCCATAAGCCGCTCCTCTTTCTTTTTGACCAATTCCTTCTCTAAATTTATCTAAGTTTTCCCAGCTACTAGTCTGTAAATCACTAGTTGGTTTAATTTTATTTTTAGCAGTTTTATCAAACATACTATATATTTTAGAGGCTCCTCTATTTCCAACTCCTTTTAACACACTTCCAGCTATTATAGGTGCTAATATGCTAGCTCCTTTAAACCATGGATTACTAGCTGCTACTCCTTTAAAAGCTAATGAAAGGCCTTTTTTCATCAAGGAGCTTAATCCTTTTTGACCAAACTTTTTTAGAAGAGTTCCCCCTAGCTTACCAGCTCCAGCACCAAAAGCACCCCTTTTTAATAATTTTTTCTTCCATTCATCTTGAGATTCCCAAGTATCTTTAAGTCTATCTGATAATCCTGCCCTATAAGATAGTCCACTCATTCCTCTTACCATAATTTTATTCCTTCTATTATCGCAACAATGGTATATTGCAAGTTTAATATAATGCTACTATATATAATTAACAAAATAATTTTCATATACTTTTATATTTTTATTTCTACACGCCATACTGACGTAATCCACCAATCTGTTTCACCAGATGGGTCAGAACTAGCTTGCATACTTATACCACATTTATCACCAGCTTCTATATATGGTACATTGTCAAAATCTGATTTATTCAATGTAAATGCAGTACTCTGTGTTATGTCATCTGTATAATCGGCTACCGCTACTGCGTCATTTATTGTATCGTCATCTTGTTTATAAATTTTAACCCTAATATCACTAGACACAGTTGATGACGAAAAAGTTTCACCTCTGAACATTATCTTATTTAAAGACATTCCAAATGGAACTAAATAAGCTCTTCTTGCATCATCCATATCTGAATCTTCAGTAACTCCCATCCAGGGAATAAATATTTCAGAAGTATTTATATCATCAGTAAAATTATGAGTAAAAGTTCTATAGTCTATAAATGAATTTGTATATTCAAGTCCTCTAGTAGTTAATTTTTTTTCTACAAATTGATTTCCATCTTTAGAAAAATAAGTTTTCCAAAGAGCTCCTTTAAATTTTTTATATAAAGCTAATGATTTATTAGATTCCTTAGCAAATACTTGTTCTCCATCACTCATATTTCTTGATGATGGTGAGTGACTTAATGTAGATTTAGAATCTCCAGATGATATTGTCTGTTCTTTACTATTAATAATTATTCTTTCGTTTCTTGAAAATGGCATTACGCTACTTTTGCTGAATTTAATATTCTATATTCTATAGATATATCATTTATTTGAATACCAGCAACTCCTCCAGAAACAGAAGTTGGATTTGTTATTTTTAATTTTAAACTTTGGCAAGTAAATGGAGTGGAAACATAAAATTTACCAATCGCCCAAGCCCCACTAGTAGCTGAAAAATTACCAGTAAATTGACTATATGACGCTAATCCATCTACAGCATAATAAATAGGTTGAGTTTGAGCATTATCGCTTTTATAAGTAATATAAACAGCGTATATTTTTTTCTTTAACCCAGGTTGCTCAAAATCTATATCCTTTGTTACTATTTTCCATGCATCAGTAGCTGAACTCGCAATGCCATCTTCATCATATTTATAAATAGTTACACTATTACTATTCTCTTGAGCAAAAATTAAATCCCCATTAGAATCAACGACAAAGTTACTTAATCTTTTTTGGTCAGTAGCAAATGATTGTTGTAAAGTCCAAGATGAAGCTTTTATATCAAAAACATAAGCATATCCAGTATTAGAAGCTGAACCATCTTCATTTTTTAAAACTATAATTTGTTTTTTTCTTTTTTCATATCCAACTATAGAAGTGTCATTTATAAAAGAAGACCAAGTAGAATCTTCAATTTTATTATCTATAATATTTTTTATTTGATTACCATCATATAAATAACAACCATTTTCATTAATCCAAACAATACCTAAATCAGTTCTAAAAACAGCTCCGGGATTTTTTACACCATTATGTTTTAAGTCATTTTCTAAAAACCAATTAGTATCAGATGGAGAAGATACATTTATTACTTGCATTGATTTTTGCTTAAAAGCTAATAATCTATCAGAATAAGATTCTAATTTTATATAATCTTCTGCATCTCCTTTTACAACATCAATAAAATTAAAAGATGGAAAAGTATCGAATCTATTAGGCATTGAATACATTATTCTATCACCAAATACAGTACCAACATCAGCTCCTTCTTCATATATTTTAACATTAGCTATAAAAGCTCTTCTATTGCAAATAACGCCAGACTTCCACCCTTCACCATTTCTACTTATAGTTATAGATGGTATAGAAGGACTAAACCCATTTAATGTTTCATATGTATCTAAAACTGGACTTAAAACTTCTATAGAAGATGTTGTATAAACTGATGAAGTAGTTCCACTAGTATGACTCCAATTAGCAAAATCAGAATCTAAAGAACCTCTAGCTCCGTCAGATAAACTAATATCAGCTAATAAAGTCCAAGGCTCACTTTTAGAGCCACTAGGCTTAAAATAAACTCTCCCCCCAGAAATTCTTTCATTATAAACTGCTTTAGATATAACAGTATAAGATACCCTTTGGCCACTACCTACGATAAAAGTATTGTTACTGGTTGGTATATATAATAAAGATTCTTGATTTCCATCATACACAAAAGTAAAAGCAAGTTGATATGTATCCTTTGCCCAAAAACTAGCGTCATCATTTGTTCTTGATATATTTAAATTAAAACCAGTTCCAGAAGAACCTGGGGCACTTGAAGAATTAGCTCCAGCCGTTGGGGCATCTAATCCATTAAAGTTTTGATAATAATTAAAATATGAATTAGAATAAGACAATCCTTTAAAATGAGTTCTTTTTACTAATCCATACCATCTAACTCTTACATGATTATCAAAATTAGCATCAGAAGCTCTCAAATTTCCATCAGCTACATAAAAAGACATTTTAGAATTTGATGTTAAACCTACATGAACATTAGTTCCATCATCTTCATATACTAAATCTATTTTAGGATTTGCATCTGGACTTGAAGAAGTATCATTCCATTTATCACTATTTAAAGAATAAATATCTACACTTCCTGTATCAGCGTCAGCTAAAGCTATTAGTTTTTCTCCTAAATCTCTTTTAGTAATAGTTCCAGAAGTTGTATTAGTAATACCACTACCACTATTTATCGCAGGTTGAGTATATAAAACATTACTTATTCGTTTTGTAATTTGGTACATGCCATTAGCGTTAGCTGTTCCATCTATATTAATAATATCCCCAACACTAATAGCGTCAACAAATTGACTATCAACAGAACCTCCAATTCCATCTGTTGAATATATATTATTACCACTAGAATTAGCATTAAAAACTAAATCACTTGCAAAAGTAACTGTATTTGTCGCTATTTGATAATCAGCCTCAAATGCAATTAAACCATACCCAGATACAACATCGCTTGTTATAGCTTGAGCTGTTCCATGAGAACCTACCCTACCAGATGATTTTATTTTACCTTGATGCTCTAAACTAATATTTTGAGCTTCTGAAAGTTCGTTATCAGCTAAATCTCTTGGGTCTTTTAAATTATTAATGCCTCCAGAAAAATTATTTATTTTATATAATTGTTTTGGCATTATTCTCTTATTTCCACATGAACTAAATCATCAAATTTATTATCTTTTATTTCGCCATCACTATCCCAGTCTCCACCCCAACGAATTTTCAATCCTAATTGATGTCCAATACCTCTTAACATTCCACCCATATAATGAAATCTTTCTCTATCTTCCCAATCTATAGGATATGGAGCTAGGTCTACAGCTTTACCTTCC